CGCAACGTGTAAAGCAGTTTATGAATTACTACGTCACGAATGTGATGGAGGATTACACGCCTGACATGGATCAGATGTTATTTTATTTGCCGCTGGCGGGTTCTACGTTTAAGAAGACGTATTATGACGAGACGATGGGCCGTGCGGTATCCAAGTTTGTTCCGGCAGAGAATTTAGTGGTTCCGTATGAGACGGCGGATTTGGACACATGTCCTAATGTGACGCAGTCGTTTCGGATTAGTTTGAATGATTTAAGAAAGAAGCAGGTTGCAGGTTTTTATTTGGATATACCGGTTATTCCGGCGCAGTCTGCAATGGATGGTGTTTCTGAAGAGATAGATAAGATTGATGGAGTAGAGCCTTCGCAGATTGATTATGACTGTACGTTGCTCGAATGCCATGTTGATTTAGATTTAGAGGGATACGAAGAGGTTGATGACGAGGGGGAGCCTTTAGGAATTAAGGTTCCTTACGTTGTAACTATTTCACAGGATAATGGTCAGATTTTATCCATAAGACGTAACTATAAGGAAGATGACGAGAAGAAGCGGAAGATACAATATTTCACGCACTTCAAGTTTTTACCTGGTTTTGGTTTTTATGGTTTAGGTCTTATTCATACCATTGGCGGTTTGTCACGGACGGCTACTGCTGCGTTGAGGCAATTAATCGATGCGGGTACTCTGTCCAATCTGCCTGCGGGATTTAAAGCCCGTGGACTTCGTATCCGAGACGATGACGATCCACTCCAGCCCGGTGAATTTAGAGATGTGGACGCTCCGGGCGGTGCCATCCGTGACTCCCTCATGCCTTTACCGTTTAAGGGTCCTGATCCAACTTTGTTTCAGTTATTGGGATTTGTTGTTCAGGCGGGGCAAAGGTTTGCAACGATTACTGATTTAAAGGTTGGTGATGGTAATCAAAATGCAGCGGTAGGTACTACGATTGCAATGATGGAGCAAGGCTCTAGGGTGATGAGCGCGGTGCACAAGCGTTTGCATTACGCTATGCGTCAGGAGTTCAAGATCCTGTCTAGGGTGATGTCTGAAAGTTTACCGCAAGAATATCCATACTCTGTTGCCGGAGAAGAGTCAACTATCATGCGCGAAGATTTTGATGATAGAGTAGACGTGATTCCGGTAAGCAATCCGAATGCTTTTAGTCAGGCGCAACGCATAGTGTTGGCGCAAACCAAATTACAACTTGCGGGTGCTGCACCGGAATTACACAACATGCACGAGGTTTATCGTGACATGTATGAAGCTTTGGGTGTTACGGACGTAGATAGGATTATGAAATCGGTTCCGGATGAGGAGCCAGTACCTATTGACCCTGCTCAGGAAAATATAAATTCTTTGGAGATGCTTGAGCTTAAAGCTTTTGAAGGTCAGAATCATCAAGCGCACATTACGGCGCACTTGGTTTTTGGTTCAAGTCCAATGGTCGGGTCCTTGCCGCCGGTTGCGATGTCATTACAGAAACACGTTATGGAGCACGTAAAGATTGCGGCTCAAGAACAGGCCATAGTAGCCTATAGTCAACAGAGGCAACAAGCGCAGCAACAAGGTATGTCTATGGGTCCTGAAGATGAAATGCTTCAAATGGAGCAATTAGTTGCACAGTACATTGCTGAGGGTCTGCAACAAGTTAAAGATTTGTCTGGACAGCTATCGGGAGCAGGTCAGCCTGATCCGTTAGTCAAGCTGAAAGAAACTGAATTACAGCTCAAAGCTCAGGCGGAACAGAACGATGCTCAGTTAGATGCTCAGAAGCTTCAGTTAGATGCTCAAGCTCTTCAGGCTCGAAAAGATCAGTTCCAGCAACGGCTTCAATCACAAGAATCTCAAACTGCTGCTAGAATACAATCTGCTATGGAGCGTGAGTTACTTAAACAAAGGTCACAGTAATGGAAAGTTTTATGGATTTTTGGCCGGTGATATCCGGTCTTATCGCTGTGGCTGCAATAGGTGTAGCTTTTAGAGCTGAAATTACAGTTAGGGTTAAAGTATTAGAAGACAAAGTAAAAACTCTTTTTGATATGATTAATCGTATGAAATGAAAACTTTTGATTTATCTAAAGCGCTGGCTAGTTTAGTTCCAGTTCTACTGGCGGCGATGTGGTGGGTCATTAGTTCTATTGGTGAAATAACCTCGGATATTCAATTGATTCGTGCCAATCAAATGCAGTTAATTAGCCCCCAAGGGGTGATTGTTCCAAGTCCGGGAAATGCCTTTGCTAGACAAGAGCTAAAAGAAGAAATGCTAGAGCATGTTCATGATTTGAAAGTCAGAGTAAAGTTATTAGAGGAAAGAGGTAAATAATTATGTTTAGTTCAGCACTTAGATCAATGATCCCGCAAATGGTAGCAAGTGGACAACTTAAAAAAGTAGATACTCCGGATCAGGCTTCTGGAGGAGGAATGTCTCCTATGGTTCCACCTCAAGCTATAAAGGTAGGTCCTATGCAGGGTTCTGGAATAGCTGTTCCAACTCCGGGAGGAGCTCCGGCTGTTGTACGAGGGGGTGGTTTAAGCTCCGTTTTAAACTCCGGTATAATGTCTATGTTGGCTAATCCGGCTATACAAGAAAGACTTAATTTGTCTACTCCCACACCAAACGTTGAACCGGTAGCTCAGGAACCCGTTACAGAAGCGCCTGTTCAAAATACCGTTGCTCAACAATTTTTGAGTAGTCCTGAGTATCGGACGGCTTATGATAGTTATTTAAATAGACTTTCTAATCCACAACCGGTCATTAGCCCATATCAAGCTTTTGTAGATGCCCGGATGGAAAGAGAACAGCCTGAAGATAGAACTTACGTTAATCCTTTTAGGAGACCAGCATGAAATCAAAAGTAAAGTTTATGGGTTCTGCCCCATCTAATCCACCAAAAGCAGTAGAGTATGCAGATATTAAAGACCAAGGTCGCATTCCTTACGGAAAAACTGCCGACGCGCCGATGGCTGGAGACACTGTAAAGCGTATGAAAATGCGTGGAACTGGCGCGGCTATCAAAGGTACAAAATTTAACGGATGTTAAAATGCCTCTAACAAAGGGTAAGAGTAAGAAGGCTGTAAGTAGTAATATTCGCAAATTAAAGAAAGAGGGCTATAAGCAAGACCAGGCGGTCGCTATAGCCTTATCTACTGCGGGTACATCCAAAAATAAACCAAAAACTAGAAAAGCCAACAAAGCTGTGGCGTAGAAAGGAGACGTTATGTTTTCTGTAGTGATGGAAAAGTGGAATGAGTACAAGATGGTTTTTGCCAAGAGGTGGACGGCCATTTTTGTTTCTTGCGCGGTAGTTATGACGCAGGGTAGTTTGTTGAAGTTATTTAGCGTAAAACATTTGCTTACCGCAGGTAAAACAGGGTTGTTAGGTGCTCTACTAATTATTGCTGGAATGATTGTAGCTAAAGAAAAAGCAGATGATCATTATGTAAAAGCCGCGATGGTTGGAGCGGGTGCAACCGTTGCGGACTATGTGGTTCATGCACCGCATTTTTATGGTGAATCGATTGTAACGGGCTTGTTAAGTATGGCTTTAGCTTGGTGTATTTCTAAGGGTATGGCTAAAGTCTGTCAGTGCCCATAAGGAGGTTGTATGGCATTACCTTTTTTAAGTTCTTTAATTGAACCAGTAACAGGACTTTTAGACAAGTTTGTTGAAGATAAAGATCAGAAAGCAGCGTTAGCACATGAAATTTCTACGATGGCAGACAGGCATGCACAGCAACTTGCCCTTGCACAAGTTGAAGTTAACAAAGCTGAAGCAGCTAGTAACTCGGTTTGGAAGGGCGGTTGGAGACCATTTGTGGGTTGGGTGTGCGGCGCTGCCTTTGCTTATCATTTTGTGCTCCAGCCTCTGGCTATTTTTGGTCTCGCTGCCTATGGTATGGAGGTTCCTCCTTTACCTAATTTCGACATGGGTCAATTAATGACTGTGTTAATGGGTATGCTAGGACTCGGTGGGCTTCGTAGCTTTGAAAAATACAAACATGTGGCGAAATAATGGCTAAACTAACTATTGGTGAACGTGCCCACAAATTACGTATTAAAAAGAAAACAAGCGACGGTAGCTCTCCGTTTTCTAGACCGCGTAATAAACATGACAAAAGAAATTTTAAAAAATATAGGGGTCAGGGTAGATGAGCTTCAAGCTGTCTGAAAGAAGTTTAAGCAGGTTAAAAGGTCTGGACCCTAAACTTATTGATGTAGTAAAAAAAGCCATAACCATAACAAAAATAGATTTTGGGGTTTCGGAAGGTTT